ACTCTTTACGTCTACGGGCCACAGCTTGAAGAAGGCACAACCGCGACAACCTTCGTGGAGAACACAACGGGCAGCCCGAAGTTTATCACAGGGGCAACGTATGGCCCACGAGTGCCGATGATTCTGGTGGAGCCGTCGAGTGAAAACTTGTTAGATTACAGTGAGGACTTTAGTACTTTCACAGCTACAAACACGACAGTAACAGTCAACGATACTGAGTCACCTGATGGGAATATTACTGCGAGTAAAATCACAGCAAGTAGTGGAACTGTAAGAAAATTAATTAGTAGATATGTAGCCGCCACTAACACAACAGAATACACTGTTAGCTTCTATGCTAAGGCTGGCAGTCATCAATTTGTTCAAACGTATGTCGCTAACAACGGTTCAATCTATGCTAATTTTGATTTAGAAAGCGGACAAACCCAAGCGTTTGGTGGGACTACATCTAACATGACTTTAGCGGCTAATGGGTTTTATCGTTGTGAATTTACTTTTACAGGCGCATCAACTCTTGCTGCTGGTTACATAATTTTTGCTGATTCTTTAACACATGCTCGCGCAGGTGATTCGTCTGCTGATGGTTATTACTACATCTGGGGCGCACAAGTAGAAGCCGGAAGTGTCGCCACGTCCTACATACCGACATCAGGTTCCACCGTGACGCGAGCCGCTGACGACCTTGTGATTTCCGGCAGTGACTTCGATTTCTACAACCAGAGCGAGGGGACGTTTTATGTGGAGAGTAATACTAGGTTATCTGACGGCGTTCCTTTCGTTGTTGAAGCCGATAACGGGACCAACAATCGAATTGCACTTTACTACGAATCAAACGAAGTCCGAGGTTTCTTAAAAGCAGGAGGAGTTGTTACTGCAAACCCTATTTTTGGCAACCGCCCAACAGCGGGGAATTTGAGTCGCACTGCACTGAGTTACAAAACAAATGATTTTGAAGGCTCAGTAGATGGTGGGAGTGTCATCGTTGACACAAGCGCAACAATTCCGACCACAATAAATAGGTTCCACCTTGGGTCTCGCTTCGGTCAATCGGACACCCACAAGCTCAATGGTCACCTCAAGCGTCTCATCTACTGGCCATACCATAGTGATAGCCTGTAATTAATAATATATATTTCAACCAATGGCACTCAATCTATCCACACTGACCGGCGCGACGTCCGGTGAAGTCCTAGCAGAAGCCCTGACGACCGCTGACTTCCTTGAGCCAGTTCCGGTTCTTCGCAACTTGGCTCGCGGTTCACAAAAGGGCGGCGATGCGAAACAAGACGTTGCCCTAAACCAGCCTAAAGCGTTGCCGCTCATCAAGAATCCAGCGGGTGACCTTGGTGGTTATCTTTATATCCCTGACGTCTCAGGAAACTACGCGACTGGGCCGAGTGTTACCATTGGCTCCAACGAGACTTGGGAAGGTGAGCTGGATGTTGTTATCACTCAATTTGGTAACTATTTTATGCCAATGGGTGGCGGTGACTGGACTGCGGGGTTCGGCCTGCTTTTGTATTCAGGTGGTAACATCAGGGTGTTTTCAAAAAGCGCAGTTGGTGCATCTAATCCATCTGGAATTACTTTAGGAACTCCTCTTAATATAAAATTTGGCTTTGGTGCGATTGGGTTGTATGTAAAAATAAATGACGAAATTGTCAGCCAGACAACTGCTTCTCAATCTAGTTCAATTACACACACGCTTGAATTAAACCAACAAGCTGCACTTCCCAACCAAGGCAACTACGCGATTCAAAAGGCCAAGCTCACGGTCAACTCATCGGTCGTCTTCGATTGTGATTTCAACGGGTCAACGAGCATTCGCCACGGTGACACCAAGTTCCAAGCGGCAGTCGGCGGTCCGGTAACAATCAACCAGTCCGGCAACGACCCAGCCACGGTTATCAAGAAGAGTGTCTTGCGGTTCGATGGTGCTAACGATGGTCTTCGTGGACTCTTTGCAAACAACATCAACAGCGGCTATATGTTCGCTGCGTTCAGTGTGCTTGGGGATGGCAGTAATGGAAGTTGGGGCCGAGTGTTTACTACAAGCTTGTCTGGAAGCGGTAACGATTACAGTGGAGCAGGGACCGCTTTTAGTTTGCGTTCAAGTAATACTAATAATTTACAAAGTCTTGTTGACACTACGATAAATATTCAACATGGAATGTTCGACGATTCAAATCGTGATATTCTCCATGTTGTTAAGATTGAAAACGGGTCGCAAAATTCATCGGTAAATAATGCAGGGTTTTTAACGAACAACAGAACAACCACTATAAACAGTGATGAGTTTAATGTTGGGTTTGATAATGCGGGAAATTCCCGTGCCTGCATCGACCTAGAATACCTCGCATTATTCCCTGCGTCCATCACCGACGCCCAAGCTGACTCAGTTCGTAATTATATTAATAATAGGAACAACGTGTTTAGTCTCATTGACTCACAAGGCTACTATTTCTACGACGCACAGAACGCACCAGTCGGAGCGATAACAACAGGCTCATCCTCGTGGAACGGACGTATCGTAGGCAGCGACAATGGGGACTCTGACCGATATTTAACACAAGGCACAACCAACGATGCCCCAGTCGGGGACGGCTATGTTGTTACCTTTGCAGACAACACTGACCACCTAGATATTCCACAAGTAACCCAAGCTGGCTGGCAGGTCGTAGGCACGAGCCTCGGAACCTTTGCGTATCGCGTGGACAACGATGCAGTCACTGAGCTAAACCTTTTGGGTAACGCCGGTAACGCATCGTATCGCAAAGCTGGTGATTTGTATGGTGTTATCTTGTTGCCCGAAAGCGCAACTGGTGCTGACATTGAGGCGGCGCGTAAATTGTTAATCGACCGAGGCGCGGCAGACGGCGTGACCGGCACAAGCCTTTCTCAGTATTTTAGAGAGCGAGCTGACATTGTAGATTTTCATAACGTAGATACATCAAATATTTCGTCCTTAACCAGCTCATGGTCTAACTGCTCCTCCCTTACATTCTTCCCCCTGCTCGACTTCTCATCAGGAACGAACTTTTACCAAACATGGTTTAATTGCTCCTCCCTTAAGTCCTTTCCGTTAATTGATGCTTCATCAGGAACAAACTTTTACCGAGCATGGCGGTCTTGCATATCCCTCAATGATTTTGCAGCTATCGACGCTAGAAATGGGACTTCTTTCCAAGAAGCATGGCAAAACTGCTCGTCCCTAACGTCATTCCCGGCGGGCGCAAAGCTCGGCACGAGCGCAAACAATGTGAACTTTACAGCCGCATGGAAGGATAGTGGACTCACTTCGTTTAGCACTCCGGTGCCAACCGCTAACATCTGCTCAGAAACTTGGCGAGATTGTGATGACTTGGTCAGTTTTGACCTAGAAGAGATTCCGTTAGCAACAAACACATACGCTTGCTGGTTTAGCGACTCGTCTCTTATTTCATTCAGCACAGCCCTCCCATCCACTGGTTACTCCAGATATGCTTGGACTAACTGCACATCACTGACAGATTTCTCTGCGGATGTCTTTAATAACTGGAATCCCTCAGTCATATCGTCTCTGGTGTTTGATTCTGCATGGGACGGCTGTACGGCACTCACCGCTCAATCGGTCGGCAATATACTCCAGAGCATAGATGCAAGTAACCAGCACGGGACAGACGATGGAACATCCACAGGGAATCCACTAGGGGACAGCGGCATCGACATTGATTATAATGTAGCCACTGGTTCACTCAGTGCCGCGACGGACGCCGCAATCGACAGTCTCTCCGGCAAAGGCTGGGAGGTTTACATCAACGGAGTGCTTGTGATTCCTAACATCCTCGACTTAGCACCCGCAGCCGCTTACAGTCTCCGGTCGTTTGACTCAGACGCTGACCCGAATGTTGTTAATGTTCGACGTTCAAGCGACAACGCAACGAGCGACTTCAAGGCATCCGAGGTTAGCGATGGGACGCTTGTGGCTTTTGTAGGCGCAGGCAACGACGGCCACGTCACAACATGGTATGACCAAAGTTCAAACGGACGAGATAGCTCACAGGCGACAGCCTCGGAACAGCCGAAAATCGTCGATGGTGGCACGCTGGTGACTGAGGGCGGGTTGCCTGCGGTGAACTTTGATGGAACTGATGACCATTTGTTTACTAACAGTGCCTATCCAACGAGTAATAATCAAACATCGTTTATTGCAGCAAGCTCAACCACAAATAACGGGAGAGTCGCAGACACACGAGGAACAGGTCAAAGTGGCACGTTGGTGGGATGGCAAATTAAATTCTCTAATACCGTTGATGTTGATATAATCGATTCAGGTGCAAGCTCACTAGGAACTACTAATATTATAAGGACAGGCCAAAGTTTAGCCTCATCACTAATGTCTCTGACTGAACTTCAAAGTTTTACAAATGGCGTTTTGGGAGATTCACAAACAGGCAACCTTACAACATTTAATAGCGGAAATCCTTTATATCTTGGTGCTAATGTTAATGGCGCAAATAGCCAACTCTTTAACGGCTTAATGCAAGAAGTGGTTTTATATAACACTGACCAGTCAGCCAACCGCACAGGCATTGAGGCTAACATCATGGACACTTACAGTATTAGTTAAATGTATTATACATCACAAGACAAAGAGACCCTTGAAGCTTACAACGAGCGCATAGTGGAAGCCCAAGGCTACGATGGCAGCACGACCGTTCGCTGGGCGTCCATCATCGAACACCAAGACGGCGACAAGTGGGCGATGCTTAAACACCCATCCTACCCGCTCATCGAAGGTGTTGATGACGATGGCGAGCCACTAGACGCTCCAACCGTTGATTCAATCGCAGACTTTTACCCACCAATCGAAGAATAATGAACGACCAGACCCACCGCTTCTTCCGCTTTAGCTCACAGGACTCCTACGAGCAACTCACAGCCGCCGGTAACACCGCAAGGAACCTACCGGACGAACAAAGTGAACGGTGGTTAGCACTGTGGGATAAGACATTCTTAGACCCAGAGACCAACAGCGATAGGTTATATTGTGTGAAGAAGGCAGGGGTGTTACCTAGTGACGACTTTGACCTAGAGGGCATTGAGGAAATTAACCTTGAGACCTACCTACAACGATTGAGCTGGGAGCCACCTATCGAAGAAGACCTTGAGATGGCGGATGAGTTAGAACTACTAGAACTACCTGACTAATGGACGAACAACAAGAACCACTCACAGACATTGAGCAATCCCGAGCTGACACTGGCTTCAGATACTATGTCGTCCAACCCGACGAACTCTACACGGGACTTGTTGCAGCCGTAGACTCTGACAGGGGCTATCCTAACAAGCAAGGCACTACACTCACTGGACTTCCTCCTGTTGAAAGCCTAGCTGAAGCTACTGATGGTAGTGGACGACTCATTGCCATCGACTGCTGGAGATTCACCGCTAACGACGACGCGATGCTTGAGGGGTCCGAGGGCGTCCAAGAGTTAACTCAGTTAGAATTTTTATCAATCAAACCTCAACCTACTGAGGAACTACTTTAACAACAATAACACATGCACGCAGTCGAAACAGCACAGCAACTCTATACCAGCCTAGAAGGCGCACGGTATTCCTACCTTGACCGCGCTCGGGTTTGTTCAAAGCTGACTCTTCCTTATGTTATGCCAGACGAGGGCTTCGGTCCTCACAGTCGCCTAGAGACACCTTTCAGTGGCGTCGGTTCCCGTGGTGTTAACAATCTTGCCTCTAAGCTGTTGCTTGCGTTGTTGCCACCTAACTCACCTTTCTTTAGATTCCAAGCCAACGAAAAGAAGCTTGCCGAGGACGAGACTCCACCTGAGTTAATGAGTGAGATCGAAGCATCTCTCCAAGCCCTTGAGGAGCTAGTGATGGATGAGGTTACCCGAGGTGCATACCGGGTTGCCATTCACGAAGCGATCAAACACCTTATCATCACCGGTAACGCATTGTTATATCTACCGGATGAAGGAGGACTACGAGTGTTTCACCTCGACCGTTTTGTTACTCAGCGTGACCCTATGGGTAATTTGTTATCTGTAGCCACCAAGGAGTCTGTTGCATTCAGCACTCTTTCGGAGGAGATACGCCAACGACTTCAACAACAAGATCCGAACCTTGCCGAAAGTGACGCTAAGGTGGACTTGTTTACCGCCTGTAGAAGGAAAGCCAAACACTGGGAGATCACTCAGGATGTTAATGGTGTAGATATTCCGTATGCTGGTGGTAAGGTAACAATGGACCGCAACCCATTCATCCCCTTAAGACTTTCTAGGATTGACGGTGAAGCTTACGGACGTGGGTTCGTTGAGGAATACCTCGGTGACATCCAGAGTCTCGAAGCGTTGACCCGTGCTATTGTCGAGGGATCGGCTGCTGCTGCTAAGGTTCTCTTTCTTGTTAACCCTAATGGCACCACACGCGCCCGGACGTTAGCTGAAAGCCCCAACGGTGCGATTGTCCAAGGCAACGCCGCTGATGTTAACACTCTCCAGCTAGATAAGTTCAATGACTTTAGGACAGCCCAGGTTACCATGGAAGCAATCAAGGACCGCCTTGGTGCTGCCTTCTTGTTGACCTCAGGTGTAGTCCGACAGGCCGAGCGTGTGACAGCCGAGGAGATCCGTATGTTATCCCAAGAGCTTGAGGCTTCCCTAGGTGGTCTTTACTCGCTCCTTGCTGCTGAGATGCAATTACCATTGGTGAAGCGCATCATGTCAGTCATGCAAAAGAAGAAGATGTTACCTAAGCTTCCTAAGGACTTGGTGAAGCCAGTTATTGTTACCGGGGTAGAGGCCCTTGGTAGAGGTAACGATCTTTCTAAATTAGATTTATTCCTTGCCGGTGCTGCTCAGGTCGTAGGACCAGAAGCTATCGGACAGTTTGTTAATGTTGAAGATTACTTTAAGCGTCGTGCAACTGCTCTCGGTATCAAGACCGAAGGACTCATCAAGAGCGCCGAGCAGATGCAACAAGAAGCACAGATGCAACAGATGCAAGCTATGACTGAGAAGCTAGGACCAGCCGGTATTAAAGCCTTGAATGATCAAGCTATGGCCGGTAATATGCCATCAGTCGAACCACAAGAATAAATATGGAAAGCGTTACATTTAGCGAACCCACAGAACAGGAGAATATCTCTCTTGAACAACAGGCTGCCATGCAAGATGAGCAGGCCAACGAACAACAACAACAGCCCGAAGCGGCTGAAGCAACTCCACAAGACCGCCCTGAGTGGTTACCGGAGAAGTTTGATAACCCGGAGGCTTTAGCAGACGCTTACAGCAACCTCGAAAAGCAGTTCCATGAGAACAAAGCCGAGCCATCCGAGACCGACGATAATAACACCAGCACACAGGAGACACCCGAGGTAACCAACAGTGCTGTCACCAGTGCATCCGAAGAATACTTTGAGACCGGTGAGCTATCTGAGGAGACCTATAAGTCTCTTGAGGCTAACGGCATCCCTAAGGAGATGGTTGATATGTATGTTAATGGCTACGAAGCTGTGGCTAACCAACAACAACAAACCTTGATGAAGGAGGCCGGAGGCGCTGAGAACTACGAGGCTATGTCCGAGTGGGCAGCTACATCTTTAACAGACCAAGAACAAGAGGTGTATAACAACACTGTCGAGTCAGGGGATGTTAACGCAGCAACCATGGCGATCCGTGGTCTCTATGCTCGCTTTCAGTCGGACGGTGGAACACCTGTTTCTCTTGTCCAAGGGGACACCTCGGGAACAGCCGGGGCCATGCCCTTTAGCTCCTCTAAGGAGATGACGATTGCTATGCAAGACCCACGCTACGGTTACGATAACAAATACCGGGAGCAAGTCTCACAGAGGCTTTCCGTCACAACCGCATTTTAATTATGTCATCTATTATTACTTACATCCTCGACAACAGAACTGAACTACTCGGAGCGATCTCTATGGTCATTGCCGCGTGTTCCGCTATCGCTGCTCTTACACCTACTCCTGTCGATGACGGGCTGGTCAAGAAGCTTTACAAGATTGTCGATTTCCTTGCACTTAACATTGGTCGCGCCAAACAAAAATAACAACCCTTACCACACACGCACCACATGTCTGTGTCTCTGCTAGTCAAGTTACTAATATCGTTTCCTCGGTTAGCAGAGGCATTTCGTGGTCTTATGGAAGCCTATGAAGAGAAGCTATATGTTGAGCGTCACAGCAACATGCGTGATGTTATTGATGAGTGGATGCACTCCGACTCTTCGTCCGACAAAGCTCCCTTACTTTTTAGAGAAGGCCAAAGAGCAGCCATGGACAACGGACCAGAAGCAGATGGTGGGGGAGATGTTACATTACATAAACGACTTAGAGAACAATGTCCGCTAAACGAAAAGGATTGTCCCTTCGCAAAGAACACAAGTCAGACAAAGGAGGCTTAACAGAAAAAGGGCGCAAGTATTACAACCGAAAGACAGGTAGTAACTTAAAGAAACCGCAACCAGAGGGAGGCCCGAGGAAGCGGTCTTTTTGTGCGCGGATGTCAGGCGTCAAAGGCCCGATGAAAGATTCCAAAGGCAGGCCCACCCGAAAAGCTTTAGCTCTTAGAAGGTGGAAATGCTGA